CAACAATTATATTCAAGAAGGTCCTATACCACCAGCTTATATTGAAGCTTATGATTTGAAAGACGAAGGATTTCCAATGTCTGTAAGATATGTGGTTAAAGACGAGGCAACTCAACTAACATTGTATGGACATGATTTTGATGGATATCAACCCATACCTAATTTGACCACACCAGGTGTCAGATATCATTTCGATTTTGGATGTGGACATACTGAAATTCATGATGCACCTTTTGCTAATCACACATATGATTCCGAAGGAGTTTATTCTCCTACGGTCACCATTATGACACCAAACTATGATTTAGTTGTAAGTGATTTATATAAAAATACTGATGCACCTTTGGATGGGCCTGGCTTACGAGGTAGTGAATTAAGAGGATTCAGTCCTACACCAATGGGTGAAAGTGTAGAAGAAGTTGGTACTCCATTGTCAAGTGCTTTCGATGGTATGATTGTGAGATGGGATGGAAATACAAGTACTGGTATTCCTCAAAAAACTTATCCATCTTCAACGGAACAATTTCCAGCAACTACGGATACAAGGTGGTTTATTCAAAATGGTGTGAGAAGATGGATAACAACATCACACAATTTACAATTATTAAGAGACACCATGAACCTACCTGTACAGACACAAACAAGTGTAGATAGTGATGGTAATGTTACCACGACAACAATACCCGATAGGTCAATTTATAACAATCTTTTAAAACAAATACCGGTTGGGCCACAGATAGACGGAACATCTTTTTTACCGAGTGCTGAATATCCAGTAAATCAACCTTTGATTCTTGAAGAGTTTCAAAGACCACTTTTAGGTAATTATGACGCTAGTTCTGAGGGAGATGATGAAAGTAGTGATGAAGGTGGTGATGATGGAACATCCGAAACACAGCAACAAAACTTTAATCTTGTATTGAGTGGAGTTTACTCCAATCCAGCAACAGGTCCTGAAAATCTTCCATACCAAGATGATAATGGAGAGGAATTTGATTTAACCTTTACAATCAATGGTACGGAAACCGATGGTAATACCTTTAATCAATCTTTTCCATCGGGTACTGAAGTGACCGTGGGTGTCAACTATATCGGGCCAAACTTTGGTGAACAAGGGTTCATACAATGGTCAGATAATGTTATGGAAAATCCAAGAACCATAACGATGAATTCACAAAAAGTTCTTACGGCAACTATTGGAATCACATTCTAATGAAAAATAAACGAATCATATATTGGGGTGGTAATGACCAAACAATAATTCCACAGATGGGTGCATGTGGTGATGGACAGGCACCAAGTGGTGGTGGAAGTGGTGGTGCTGGTAGTGGACAAGATGCACCCAAACAGCCTAAAAAACTCGGAAAATTTCCATCGTTAGGTGATTTACTTGATAAATTAAAAGAATTAGGGCCTTTACTAGCACTTGGAGCTATGGGACTAGCACTTGTAGCAGGTGCAGCAGTTTTACTTAAAAAGAATCGAGATCCTGAAGATTTAGCGGGACTTGGTGATTTAGGTGATGGTTTGGGTGATGGTGGTCGAACTTTAGGTCGTCTTGGTTTACCAGGTTTTGGGGATGGAGAAGAAGATACGAGTGGTGGTTTAGATATTGTACCACCAATGACTGGTATGTCAGCACAAGAGATACAATCAAGCGTACCTGAGTTTGCTGGAGAACAGAGAATTGATGAAGATGGTAATCTTTGGATATACAAAGACCCACCTGGTATATGGGTAAACTTTGGTGACGCTGAACCTTACTTAAGTGCTACAGGTCAAACAAGAGAAGTACCGATAACTGCCGATTATGTTGGAGAAGTAGCTGAAGTTACCAATGAAGATATAATTAATGTCAGAAAAACATGGAGTGAATTAGCCACAGAAGTCGGACATATAGGACCTACAACGGTCAATCTACAAACTAAATTTCCAAATTGGTATGTTGAAATGGAGACTCCACAAGACTTACATACCTACCTAAGAATCGGTGAGAACAATCGTTCCTTGATTATAAATCGTAAGGAAGATAAAAGTGTCAATACAGAATATCCATTTGGAGTGATATACAAATTGTACGAACCACTATCAGCAGATATACAGCCTGGCGATATGATTTATGTAACAAAAGAATTAACATCTCCATATGAAGAAAATGTTAAATTGTTAGATTTTGTAGATGAATCAATTGAAGATGTAGTTCTTAGAAATCCAAAATGGGACACCAGTGAAGCTTCTGATGGTTACTTCAAAGAAAGACCAACTGTACTCAAAAATTATAATGAACTTACCACCGCTAATTCACAATTATCAGAAATTATAGAAAACGAAATAGTAAGTGGAAGTTTCCTTGATAGTATAGAATTGGATGGTATTGAGTATGACAACTTTGATAACTTTGTTCGTTTCAGTTCTGTAGAGGATAGAATTGTTAATTTCAAAAGAAAATTAGATAAAATAGAATTATTTCAAAGTCAAAGTAACAGTCTGATAGGAGTGGCAGGTTCAACCACAGGTGAGTATACTCAGTCATTACAACGAAAGGTTCGTAAAATAAAAAATGAATTTACTCCATTTGAAAGTTATATGTACTTTAAATCTTCAAGTTATTCAAGTGGTTCATTCGGTATAAAACACGACAACGCCTGGCCGAAGAAAAGTGGAACAGGTACATTATTAGACCCTTATGTATTATACGCAGTAAGTGAATCTGTAGCGACGAATTGGTATAGTAGACAAATTATAAGTTCATCCGATTATGATAGAGACAATAGAGATAGATTATTAAGTAACATTCCGGCTCACATCAGAGATGATGAAAGAAACGAACCATTCTCAACTTTTATTAATATGGCAGGTGAACATTTCGACAATATTTGGGCATACATACATGAAATTTCTTCCATATACGATAGGAGAGATGGATTAGAAGTTGGATTATCAAGAGATTTGATTTATCATGTTGGTCGGTCATTTGGATTTTACCTAAGTGACGGAAAAGACTTGGTCTCATTGCCCGAATATATAACTGGAGCAGCCATCACTGGTTCGGATTCAACTTATTCTATTGAATCCGCAACACCAGCTAGAACAATCTCAAGAGAAATATGGAAAAGAATTCTCAACAATATGCCTTTCTTTTTAAAGACTCGTGGTACCGTACGAGCTTTTAAGGGTTTGATAAGTTGTTATGGAATTCCAAGTACAATACTGAGAGTAAAAGAATATGGTGGCCCAAACCCGAACAAAAATAAACCATCATTTCAAATATCAAGAAAATTTACAAGGGCTTTAGAATTTAAATCGGGTCAGCATGTTTCAACACCTTGGGTGAATGATACCAATAGTGGGAGAAAACCTGATACCATTGAAATGAGATTTAGGGCAGCGAGTGGTAGTAATCAAACATTGTGGCAGGCAGGAACCGATATAGCTTTACGATTGGTTGATAATGGTTCCGCAGACAATTATGGAACTGTTCAGTTTTTCTTGGAAGGTGGTGGTAGTGCTGATTTTACACTTTCGTCAACCTCTTTACCAATATATGATGGTGAATTTTATTCAGTAATGGTAACAAGGGTAAGTGCTAGTGTTGGAGATGGTGGTAACCATTATAGTGGTAGTTCTGTTGGACAATTGACAAGTGATTCAACTTCACAAAATATTTTATATAATCTTCATGTCGGTAGATATGATTCAGGTTTATCAAGAATAATATACAAATCTTGGACAAGTGGTAGTACATCTACAACAAGTCACAATTCATCATATGTCGGAAACGAGACATCCTATATTGGTGGTAAACCAACTGATGATTTTGGTAATCAATTGAGTGGTAGTATTATGGAATTCCGTTTTTGGAATACAGCACTCAATAGTGGTTCATTTGATAATCATGTAGCTGCACCAAAAGCTTTCGATGGTAATCACCCATCTGCATCTTACACAGATTTAGTCTTGAGATATAGTCTTGATGATAATTTCGCTGGTAATAGAAATCTTGATGTATCGAGTGTTATCAGAGACACAAGTGCTGACCAAAGTTATACAGCTGAAGGAACAGGTAGTGGTTACACAGTAGGTAACAGACCACATTTTAAAAATGTTGTTGATGAACAAAAAGCTAAAGTCCCTAATTTAGGCCCGAATATTAGAGTTGAAAATAAGATAAGAATTGAAAAGAATAAACTGATGAATGGACTTTCAGTTGATGAAAGGTCTGAAGTAAGTGCCTTTGATTTAGCACCATTAGATAGTAATAAGGTTGGTATTTATTTCAGTCCAACTGAAGTTATCAATGAAGACATTATTCTTAGTGTTGCTGACTTGGATTATGATGATTTTATTGGTGACCCACGAGACAAATACAAAAGAAGATATAGACAACTTGAAGATATAGCAAACACATATTGGCAAAAATATAACACTCCAAATAATTTTTGGGATTATATCAGATTGATTAGATATTATGATACAAGTGTATTTGACCAACTCAGAAGAATGACTCCTGCTAGAAGTAGAGCAAGTGTTGGTTTATTAATAGAGCCTAATATATTAGAAAGAAAAAAAGAAGTCATCGGTGCACCACCTAATTTCGAACCAGCGAATTATAAGACATCTTTAGAACTAAATATATTCTCTGCTTCAGCTGATACACTTCCAATGAGTCAATCCATAGATACTATGGCACAACTTTCTCAAAGTGGTTTGTATTTGACTTACTCATCATCTATTGATGTTGATGCACAATTATCACAAAGTGGTCAGTATTTGACATATACGGCATCTATATCTGAGGATATATTTAGAACACCTGCAACTTATTTATTATCATCATCCATGGCAGGATGGGGTGGTGGAAAAGAAAAGTATGGATATTACAAACTTGAACTCGGAGGACCTGAATATGTATTTAGTGAGGTTTTACAACCAAACATTAGTGGTTCAAGAATATCTGAACATAACTTTGAAAGACGATATTTTTATTCAACACAGGCAAGTGCATCATTAAATAATTTTTTCTCTTCTTCATTGGTAAGAAGTGATAAACAAAGTTTGTATCAAGACAATCAAATGTTTAGATTGGTCTATAAGGGTTCATTGCAGACAAAGAAAACAACATTAGATAAGTTAGACCCAGTCACAGTAGTATTGACTTCACCAACAACACTTATAACTAAGGAAGGTGGTGAATCTAAACTTGATGTATTATAATGAAAAATTTGATTTGAGTATATTTATAACTAAGAAGTTTTAATCTTAT